AGGATGATGAGCTCACGGTACCTACTCTGGACAGTGATAGTGCGTGGACGCCGTTATGGGATAACCTCGGGGTACCGGACGGTGCTGGGTCGGTCAGCGCACTGCCCGTTAGGGCTTACAACAAGATTTGGAACGAAATGTATCGGGACCAGGACATTCAGACCAAGCTGGATGAAGAAACAAATGTCGCGCTTCAGCGGATTAATTGGGGTAAGGACTATTTCACGACATCTCGGCCAAACCCTCAGCAAGGCACGGCGATTTCGATTCCGTTCGCGTCGGGCACTCAAGCGCCGGTTCGCGGGATCGGCATACAGAACAATGTTGCTGCGGATGCAGGTATTACGAACACTTTCGGTGTGGTTGCGGCGGACGATAATCAGAGCCCAGCGTTTAACGTCACGGACGGCTCGAGGATGCGCGTTGCTGCACAATCTGCAGCCGTCGCCTCGAGCTCCAACAGACCGCAGGTGTTTGCCGACTTGGCCGAAGCTTCTGGAGGCGGCATCGACGTCAATGAATTCCGGATGGCGATGGCAATGCAGCGTCACCTTGAAGCTCGAAATCGATGGGGATCGCGTATCCAGGATTATCTTGCGTACCACGGCGTTAGGCCGCAGGACGGGCGGTTGGACCTCCCTGAGTACTTGGGAGGCGGTAAGCAGACCATCGCGTTCTCGGAAGTTCTCGCTACTGCCGAAGGCACGAATACCAACGTTGGTGATCAGGCGGGACATGGTATCGCGGCGATACGTACACGTCGTTATGGACATTTCTTCCCTGAGAGCGGTTGGGTCTTGACACTTATGTCGGTTCGGCCCAAAGGTATCTATGCAGACCAACTTCATCGCCAATGGCTACGGAGCTTAAAAGATGACTTCTGGCAGAAGGAATATGAGTCTTTCGGACCTCAAGCGGTCGTCACAAAGGAGGTGTATGGACCTCATGTCAATTCTACGGACGTCTTCGGCTACCAAGGGCGTCATGACGAATATCGGCGGCACCCGAGTTACGTTTCGGGGGGATTTCGTGACATCGATGATGACTGGCATATGGCTCGATTTTTCTCGTCTGCGCCTGCGCTCAACCCCACGTTTCTCTCTTGTCTGCCGACGGATCGTATTTATGCTGATACTGCGGAGCCAGAAGTACGCGTGATGGCATCGCATCACATTCGGGCTCAACGGCTTGTCTCGAAGCGGGCGAGGTTCTGACGATGTTGACTCTTTCGGCGGAGAAGTTCGAATTTAAGTCGGGAGCGGACAGTTACGCGATTGACCTGGAAGATGGCGACTGCCAGTTGGACTATTTGGTGTTGTCTGACATGCAGTGTGCTGTGTATCTAGGGTTGGGTGACAAGGTTCTTCCGATTGCTGTAGGCACTCGGGTATCCGGCCGTCTTCTTGTTAAAGACGCACACTGGTTGATGGTGAAGCCTGAGAACCCTGCTGCTCAGGTAGCCATCCAAGTCTTCCACGTAGCGCGGCGCGTGGTGGACGCAAATGATGGGAAGCCCGTTGCGGTGTATGTGCCTACCCTGCCACCTGTTGATCTGCGTGCGCAGGTATCGCGGCTTGTGGCTCAGAGATTGGAGGAGACCGACAGTTATCTGATTGATCGTGACCCACCTGAGCTTCCTGATGATCTTGACGAGGAGTTCGGCCCAGGGTCGGTGCAGCTGGAAGATGATGACGAGATAGAGGAACACCTAAATGCGCTCCGAAAGCGAAAGAAGGATACTTCGCCGAGTGAAGGAGGCGAGGAAGGCGGGGAAGCTGCTCCAGGAGGAGACGCTAAAAAAGGCGGAGTCGATAAAAACGGAGGTGCCAAGAAGAAGCCACCCAAAAAGAAAGTTGAACCAGCCGCTGTAGACGATGTAGATTGAACACCTCCTGCCGGCCCGCACCGGCAGCGGGGTGGGTGGGGGGGACCTGGTGCCACGAACCAGGTCCCCCCCTATAATGTTTTAACCCACCTGGAGAAAACGTATGTCGCGGTTTGAGTTTGCGGAGTTCAAGGGAAACTCTGCTGAGGTAAAAATCCTCCTGGCGGCATTGTCCGCCCTTAGGTACAACCTGCGATACTCCGGCCAAAGAATGGACATGGCGGAGCGTACGGCGTTCGCCAACGTCTACGACCGGCTGATTTGGTGTGACCATCTGACAATCTCATTCCATCCGAAGGCTCTTGACCCCTAGCCTGGACTGACTGGTGGAGCCGGCCCCTCACAAATAAGGGGCCGGCGTAGCCAGTCACTGACTGGTGGTGAGGCTTTCTCCCTCTTCGCCATCGGCGTGCGCCTCTTCGCGCAAAGCCCGCTTTTGCGGGCGGCACCCTACTGACATCTGCTGACAAATTTGACTTGGAACTGGGGCGACTCTTATACTTGATACTATACTGCCCCAGTGACACCTATGGAGCTGGTTATGAGTTGGCGTTGCCAAGCCCCCGAGGTCATCACCCAACACGGTGAGGACGGAAGAATGTTGATACCCTGCGGCCACTGTCTCGGCTGTGAAACCAAATGGAGGAAAGGATGGGTGCTGAGAATGATGCTCGAAGCGCAATCGTCCGTACACGCTCGCTTCTTGACACTCACCTACTCGAATGGCGCGGTTCCCGGATCGTTGCATTATCCGGATGTAGCCGGGTTCTTAAAACGCTTGCGCAAGAATTCCCAGGATCATGTCCGCTTTTTCTGTGCGGGAGAGTTTGGGGACCGTACCGACCGACCCCATTGGCACCTAATCCTCTTCGGCCCGTCTTTGGAAATGATGCCCGTTGGGCTACTGTCGTTGAAGGAATGGCCTTTTGGCGGAGTAATGGCGGCCGATGCCAATCCTGCCACGATGGCATACACTGCTGGTTACTCGCTAAAAAAACGTATGTCGGAAGTGAAGGTAGTCATGTCTCGAAGACCCGGAATAGGTCTCGAAAAGTGCTCCGAGTTAGGGACGCTCATGGCCCAGCAGATGGGAACGGTCGAGACCTTCCCGACGGCAGTGAGGATCGGTAAACATCTGTATCCGTTACATCGTCGCGCCCGTGACGTGATGCAAAACGCCTTCTTATCTTCAAATGGCATTATACGGAGGATAGGCCGGCTCGGCGTCTCTATGGAAGCGGAAGCAATACTCGCTCTACGATCTGGCAAGTGGACTCAGCAAATCGACCGTGTTGATCGCGAATTTGACCGTCAGTACCTCAAAATCCTTGAGAAACAGCATGCCAAGATCGCGGCGTAAGCCCAAACACCGTACACAAACCATAGCCTCAGCGTATGGTGGGTCGCCTTTCAGGCGCTACGAACCAATTAGGACTCCGGTCCGTGAGGTTAGCCCTCCTGTTCGTAGAAAGGTCTACTCACGACCTAAACCCTTCATAGTACGGAACAAGCCCGCTGTGAGAAAAACACACCGGGTGCTAGTGGAGCCGGCGCCGGAACGCAGAAACCGCCGCTCCACCCGTCGCCTGCCCGCGCATGGCGACCAACAAAAAACAATAAAAAAACGTATACGCGAGTTAGCAAAGATCACGGCGCCGGCAGCTTTGCCGTGCGCCGTGGCGGTACGATCCCTTAACCTTCGTAAGTTCATACAGATGCGCAAGCGCTTAGCGCGGGGGTTCGGAGGCCACATGCTCCGTAAACGTTATAGTGAGGAGGAACGACGTCAACTGATAGAAAGGAAGTGCGTGTAATGGGACTGCTCGACGCATTGATCGGTGCTGGTGCCTCGATATTCAGTGCCAATCAGACGAATGCGGCCAATAAGAAGATCATGCAAAACCAGGTACAATGGAGAGTAGCTGATGCGAAAGCTGCCGGCATTCATCCGTTGGCTGCGCTCGGAGCCAACGTGCAACCTGTGCCGTCGCAGCCGCTACTTGGTGACGCGGCTCTCGGCGGCCTCGCGACGGCGACTAAGGACATCGTCAAAGACCCGCTTCAGGAGCGGCAGGAACGCGCGAATGCGCGGTTGACCGAAGCCAACGCAACGTTAGCTGAAGCTCAGTCGCGGACACTGGCTCGTTCTGCTCGTCAGCCGCCGGGTGCTACCATCGGCGGCAACAGCAACACTATCCCTCCTGAAATGAGGATCATGGGAGAGCGGGTTCGGCGCGACGCGTCATTATTTAGCCGTGCACAGACAGTGCAGGATGAGATGGGTGATGTCGCGGAAAACGTGGTCGGTGTGCCATCGTTGATCTGGTCTCTTTTGAACGCTCGTCAGCGTCGCTATAACCGTTTGGAAGACAAACGAGTGGCTCGGGAGTACGCTGCTTATCGTCGTTCAGGCGGTACTGCCCCCGCTTGGATGTGGCTGCAGCAAAGGAGGCGCTGATGCGCATGAGAAGGAGGCGATTTCGTTCTTTCCGCCGGCGAGGCCGCGTAGGAAGGCGTCGGGGCCGATCGTTCGGCCGCCGTCGAGGGTATCGGGTCATAGGGTCCCGCATGTAGCAACCGGCCGCCAGCGCCCCTCTGAAGGGCTCCTGGCGGCCTTTTGATAAGTTGGGGAGTAGAACATGCCCAGGCTGCGCCGTTCGATGCACAACCTTTCCCACACGAGGCTTTCGACCTTTGACATGGGAGAGCTTGTGCCCATTGCCTGCATGGAAGTTCTTATGGGCGATACCTTCGTTCATTCTACGTCTGCGCTCGTTAGGGCGGCGACGCTGGTGACGCCGGTGATGCACCCTGTGGACGTTCGGATTCATCATTGGTACTGCCCTAACCGTATTCTCTGGGATGATTGGGATAACTTCATTACGGGACAGGATGATGAGCTCACGGTACCTACTCTGGACAGTGATAGTGCGTGGACGCCGTTATGGGATAACCTCGGGGTACCGGACGGTGCTGGGTCGGTCAGCGCACTGCCCGTTAGGGCTTACAA